ATTATGTTCTTATATTGAACACCAAAATCTAAACAACTCTCTAAACTATCCTCCCAAAAAATATCAACAGTCATTAAACTAAAATTTTCAAATCTCTTGTTAGTTCTGTCCTCAACTATATAAGTTTGTCCGTCTATGATTATTTCTGTTCCAAAAGCTATTGTTCTATCACTTGTTGCTACCATTCCATTTTTAGGAACTTTACCAGAAGCAGTTAAATTTCCAGTTGCTTCATAACAAGTTATTCTCGCCTCTTTTATATCTCCCTCACTTAAAATAACTTCCTTTACTTCTTGTTGTTCAACTCTTATTTCCTTTGTTTCGTTTATAAGGATTTCAATTTGTTTTGTGTTCTTAGATACCTCCATAGATATTAATATCATAGAGCTAACTAACCACATATAAAAGAATAATTTAAACCAATTAAAGTTATTTTTTTCCTTAATCTTTTTATAAGGTCTTTGTGTAAAGTGTTTGTTCATAGTTTTAAATATTATTTTCTAATTTATATTTAATTGATAATAACCATCTAAGGGGATTACTTCGGGCAAAGGGGGGAGCGGGAAAGCTCCTTGCTCTTTTCAGCCCCTTAGTTAGTTATTACTTTTTTAAAGTTTTTTTATTACACTTTAATTATAGCAAACATTTTAAATAGTGTCAAGGCTCTAAATACCCTATAAATAAAGGGCGATATTAAATAGCTTATAATATAGTTTGAGTTATCCACAGGCAGAAATAAAAACCCATTTGCTTTTATTTTCAAAATATGCTATTATTCAGTTATGAAATACAAGATAAAAGCTATCTACAATTTCATCTTCAAACTATTCTATAAAGAACGATTTAGGAATAGTGATTTTGTTTACTATACTAATAGAATAACAAAATATAATAGACTTGTCAAGAACTGTAGACACGGCTCATTAGAAAAATATAAAGGGAAATGGTATTGTATGGACTGTAAAGATAGAATAGAAGAAGATAGTTTCCTTTTAAGATATGACAATTAGATATTAAATCCTGTCAAGGGCAGGGAAGTCGTTAATCTTCTTGTCGGTTGACAGGGCGATACAAACGAAAGGGGGAACAGCCCTTAATATTACCCTCCCCCTGATAGAACTTAATCGGGTTTTATTTTAAATATAGTGGTTGTAGCTCACGCAAGTGGGGTGGTTGATGTGTAACTGCCCCAGCCTCTTCTATAATTAACACATCTAATTTTATGGAAAAACAATTTAGCACATTTTCAGTTATACCGACTGAAATAATCATTAACAAAGAAATATCAAGCACAGAGAAATTACTTTACGCTGTTATAAGTTCACTGACCAACGAAAAAGGTTATTGCTGGGCAAGTAATCAGTATTTAGGAGATTTAATTGGCATATCTGAAAGACACGCTAGTAGAAGTATTAATAAGTTATTACAGGAACAATTAATAAAGGTTGATATTAAAGATAACTCCAAAAGAAAAATAACCCTTGTAAATATAATAGTAGGTATGACAAAAATGTCTAAGGGGGTAGACAAAAATGTCGTAGGGGGTAGACAAAAATGTCGTACAAATAATATAATAGAACAAGATAAAGATAATATATATATAGCAGATAAATCTGCCAATGATAAAAAGCCTATAAATAAAGGAGAAAGTGATATTTTAAAAGTTTCTGATTTATATGCTAAAATGGGACTACCAAAGCAAATAAGAAAGGTTGAAAAGTGGCAAGATAGTGCCTCAATAGTAATAAAAGAAATGAATGTCCCTGAAAATATAATATCATCAGTTTTTAAATGTTTTAAAGACCACGAAAGAGAAGCAATGTTTGCCCTTAGAGATTGTAAAGAATTAGGAAAGATGAATGTGCTTTACTTTTTAAAGGTCTATAATGAATTAGTGAAGAAACAAAAAAATTAAGATAGTTTAATAACATAATCTTAAGAGCTTCCACTCTTAGAAATCTAAAGCAAAAAATACGAGTTGAGTTCGCGATACATTACCGAGCTTTGAAGTTTTGTATAGGAAGTAATTAATCCTTGTAGGGGTGGAAACCTTTAAGAGTATAAGAAATATAAAAGAATAACTTAAAATATATATGGAAGAAAACAGAGAAAACAGAGGAAGACCAACATTAATGACAGATGAGAAGGTCAAAGAATTAGAGGGGTATTTTAGTATTGGAGCAACAGACTTAGAGGCTTGTTTTTTGGCTGGTATTAGCAAACAAACACTATATAATTACCAAGAGAATAACCCAGATTTTGTTGACCGAAAGGAAGCACTTAAAAATATGCCTAAATATAAGGCTAAAAAGAATATAGTAGGAGAAATAGATAAAGGAGATAAAGAAACTTCTAAATGGTATTTGGAAAGAAAAGATAGAGAGTTTAAAAATAAAACAGATATAACAACTGATGATGAAAGTATTAACCCATTATTAGTTAAATTTATAGGAGATGACCAACAACAAGGAAATGATAATACCAATAGAATTCAAGAGCCTATTCAATAATGATTGGAGAGAGGCTGCTGTTTATGGAGGTAGGTATTCACTTAAATCTCATACAACAGCAAGAGTTCTTTTAATAAGAGCAAGACAGAAGAAAACTAGGGTAGCTTGTTTTAGAGAGTTTCAAAACTCAATAGGTGATTCCTCTTATCAGTTATTAGTTGACTTAATAAAGGAATATAATTTGGGGGATTTCCAGATAACAAATAACTCTATTATAAATACTTTAAATGGTTCTGACTTTATCTTTAAAGGACTTTGGAATAATGAACAGAGTATAAAATCTATTGAGGGTATTGACATAGCTTGGGTAGAAGAAGCCCAGACAGTATCTGAAAAGAGTTTAGAGGTTTTAACCCCGACAGTTCGTAAGAATAACTCACAGATAATCTACACTTATAATAGACTTCTTGAAGAAGACCCGGTTCATAAGAGATTAGTATTAGAGGGAAGACCTAACACCTTAATAATAAATGTTAATTACGATATTGCCATTAAATATGGAATGATGCCAGAAGTTATAAGACTTGAAATGGAAGACGATAAAAAGAAAAGACCCGGACTATACCGACATAAATGGTTAGGAGAACCTCACAATATGGAACGAAAGATTTATAAAGACTGGGCAATTATTGATGAGATACCACACGAAGCAAGACTTGAGAGATATGGACTTGACTTCGGTTATTCCAACGACCCAACAAGTATAGTAGCAATTTATAAATATAATGGTGGCTTCATATTTGATGAGATATGTTATCAGAAAGGACTAAGTAATAAACAGATAGCTGATATCTTAATTAATTCTCCGAGAGCCTTAGTAGTAGCAGATAGTGCCGAGCCTAAAAGTATTGATGAGCTTAAACTATATGGAGTAAATGTTCTACCTTCATTAAAGGGTCAAGGAAGTGTTAATAAGGGAATACAATTTATCCAAGACCAAAGAATAAGCATAACAAAGAGAAGTGTAAATGGACTAAAAGAATATAGAAACTATCTTTGGAAAGTAGATAAGGAAGGTAGAATAATAAACACACCAGAAGATATCTTTAACCACTTCCTAGACGCTGTAAGATATGCTCTAGATAGTTTTATAAATATACAAAGTCAAGGTTCATTATATGTTCCTATAAATGACTATTAAGCCTATTAAACCCACTAAACTATGAAAAATATACTAATAAAACAAGATAATAAATGGTATAAAGGAGTATTAACTAAACAAAAGAGATATACCCCCCACCCCTATATATACTTTGAGGGAGGAGCAATGACCATTAAACAAGCTGAAAGATATATAGAGAAGTTTAAAAAACAATATAATAAAGAAGTCTATGAGATATATGGAAAGATAACTGATGATAAGTATAAGGAATTAGTAGCCAATACCCCAGTAGAGAATAAAAAAGAGTTAAAGAAAATGGCAATGCCTTTACCTGCTGACTTCCTAAAAGAGTTCTTAATAGAAATAATTGAAAAGGGAAAAAAACCTAAAAACTATAAGATTACAAAGATTACAAACAATTAAAATAATATGACAAAGAAAGCAATACAGGGAGAGATACTACAAGTCTTAACCGAAGAAATAACAAGATACGAAGAAGCTATTTTTCAAATATCAAGAAATAAGTCAATGCGAATGCGATACTTATGGGATATGATACGAGAGAATTACTATGGAGTATTTAAAAAAGAGAAAGATTTAATTGGTCAACAAAAGATATTCTTTCCTTTGACAGAAGCTCTTGTGTGGGAGAATGTAAAGAATATTGACATTGACACCAAAGACATTAATGTTAGAGGAAATAACCCAAGCCAATATGGTGTAGCTAACATAACAAGAAACTTAGTTAGAGATTGGATGGAAAAGAATTGCTTTGGAGAACAGATAAACGAAGACCTAATGATATTTGCTCTTGATGGACACTTAATTAAAAAGAAATTACTTGCCTCTGATGAGTATAGCAAAAAGACTACATTAAAAACAGAAACAATAGATATAAGAAATATATTTAAAGACCAATCAGGTGGAAACTTACACGAAGATAACTTTATTGAGAGAAGTGTTCAATCAGTTTCTTATTTACAAGATGCCTTTAAAGGTAAATGGATTAACCTTGATAAGATTAAAGGTGAAACTAATATTCCTGAGATACACAATGAAGACAGACCAGAAGAAGGAACAAGCCCTGAGATAGACCTTTATGAAAGATGGGGAAAAATTCCTATGTCTTGGTTAACTGGTAAGAAATCAGATTGTGATACTTGGGTTAATGGAAGAGTGGTTGCCTCTGGTTTAATAAGTGGAACACCTTTAATTCATAGAGTAGAAGAATGGAATAAGGTTAGACCTTATGAAGAAGCTAAGTTTGAGGATGCTCCTGGAAGATGGGCTGGTAGAGGTATTGGAGAAAAAGTTCTTTACTTACAAATGTATCTTAACACAATTTACAATGTAAGAAGAAACAATAACTTACAAATGATGAATCAGTTATTCCAATTTAGAGAAGGAAGCGGAGTAACACCTGATAAGATTTCAAGATTACTAGCTGGTGGAGCAATAGGAGTTCAAACAATAGGAGATATAGCAAGAATTGATACTCACAATATTAACTTTAATGAGAGTATTAGTGAAGAACAAAATGCTATTAGTGTTGCTAATAGGTTGGCATCAAGTCAAGAAGCCTCAACAGGAGAAGCCTTACCTAGTTCTACACCTGCTACCATTGCTATTATTCAGGCAAGAGCAGTAAAAACATCATTTCAATTAAGGCAAGAGAAGTTCGGTCTATATCTATCTAAGTTATTTAAAAGACAATTACTACCTGACTTTTGGAGAGTATATAAAAAGAGTGATATTCTTAGATTAATGGGAGAAGAAGAAACTAATAAGATTAAAAGAAAGCTAACAAAATACTATACAGACAAGTTCATTACAGAAAGAGGACAAATAACTCCACAAGAAGCTGATAGAATTGCCGAAGAAGTAAAGAAACAAATTCAGGAGAGAGAAGACTTATGGATTGAGTTAGAAGACTTAAAAGATGTAGATAAATTAGATATATCATTTTATATTACTGATGAAACCTTTGATAAAGCTACAATACTTCAAAACCTACAACAAGTATTAACAGCATATAAGGGATTAGCAACAGATGAAAACTCAATGGTAATTTTAAGAAATATGTTTGATATAATGGGTCTTGATAGTGAAACACTTATGAACCAAATGAATATAAGTCAGCCTGGACCAATAGGGGAAATGGGAGAAGGACAGCAAGGAGCACTAGCAAGTCCACAAGAAGGAGCAATAACCCAAGATAGTAGAATAGAACAACAAGAAAATAGAGTTAGTAATAAAATAAATGAATAAGTAATATGAGTAATATTGATTTAAAAAGAAGATTAGACGAACAGTCCTTTAACAAGTTAAGAGAATTAATTAAAACAAAAACAGATATACAGAATATAGATGAAAAGAACATAGTAGTTATTAAGGAAGCTATCAACCTTTTAAGGAGTTGGCTTGAAGAAGTTTAT